AGATCGACTGAACGCCGCCTCAAGTGTTCCGGCACCTGAGAACATCGTGATGATGTTGATGGGCCGGTCGCCGCCCTCTTCCACTGGGCGTCGAAGAAGGTTGCTGTCGGTAGTCGAAAACGACCCACGGTTGTTGACAGACTTCAGTTGGTTGCTGTTGAAAACGATGTACGAATCAACGCCTACATCTTCAACCTTGTTTGTGTAAACGATTCCGTCGTAGCCCGCAAACTCAACTATGTCGCGAAGTTCTTGAAGTAATGCTGCGTTCTCAGGAGATTCGGTCCACGGACTTGCACCAACAGTTCTTGGTGGAGCGTCAAACTCCGCATATTGATACTGATCAGCAAGTTGCTCTGCTTCGTCAAGTATTTCATCAAGATCTTCATACTTGTTACGAAGGTTCGGATTCTTACGAAGTTCCCTTGCAACGTCAACAGCATTGTGCCATTCGCCAACATCATCCATTCTCAGCGGATTGTTGATCCTGGCGTACAACGGGTACACTTGTGGATTGCTTGGAAGCGGATCTCCGTTCTCATCCCACAACGTATCGTTTGCTTTCTGAAGACGGTCGTTTGCCGCCTTGCTAGTTCCAACGTGGGTACCGAATGGACCTGTATCAAACTCTTCAAATCCATTTCTTGAACCGTGGTAAACCACCATGGGTTCACCGGTCTCATTGATGATCTTGGATTCTTCAAACCAGTTGCGGAATTCAGGACTTTGAGGATCAAGCGGACGCTGCACTTCGCCTTCCTGCCTTCGCCGAATCACGGAATCAATTGCTTCATCCGGATCAGCCCCGTCCAGCCGTGCCTTGCGTGCGTTCCGCAGTGCCTTCAAACCGAGGACGAATGGCTCAGTCAGCGTGCCCAGGATCCCGCCCTCAAGCAGGTTCTTGAGACGGCCCTCTACTTCCCAGTCGTTCTCATCCGCCGCCAGAAACGCACTGACCGGATTCTGAAGTGACGGGTAGGCTTGAAGCAGGTTGGACAGCCGTTCTTCCTGAGCGTCGAACACGGTGAAGTCGGCAATACCGCCCGCCACCGCTGCCTTGCCGAACTCGGCACCCCAACTGATTGCCCGGGCCTTCGACATGGCACCAGCGGCCTTGGCGGTCTGAGCGGCCTTGTTGACCTTGGACGCCAGATTGGTCACCTTGCCCAACTTGCTGGCGACCGCCATGCCGGGAATGAATCCGACCATGAACTGCGAGATGCCTTCGACCAGACCACCGGCAAGCGTCTCACTGTGCCCAAGACCGAAGTTGTCCTCAGCATCGGGCAGGATGTCGAACGCAAGGAAGTCCGCTAGGTCGTACACGCCCTCAACACCACCCGCCAGACCTCGAACAACTCCCATCCCAATGTCACCAGCCGTCCCCAGGATTCCAAGGCTCTCGGCGGTTGGAGGGGTTTCCATGCCCATTTGAGGGCTTTCGGCTCCAATGGGATCGAGATTGAAGTCCATCAGTTGTTCTCCTGGCCCGCAGGCCGTGCGTTAGTTGGAACAGAAGGAGTGGATCCGGACTGGCGGAACTCAGCCAGAACCGAAGAAGGCGTCGGCGCACCGACGTAGTTCATGATGCCGATCTGACCTCGGACGAACAGGGCGAAGTCCACCGCCTTGACGCCACGGCCTTCGCTGTACGCCTGATAAGCCTTGGCAAGGTTGGTGTCAGCAATCAGCGACAGCAGTTCATTTTGTTCAATTCCCGGTCCGTTAGCAGCGGTCAGAGCCTGAATGTCCGCAATGAAACTTGAGGGATCTGCCATGACGGTCAGGCTGGGGTCGTAGAACTCAGGACGAGACGACAACAGCAGTCCTTCAGATGTCCGCTGCGTGCGAAGTTCTTCAACTGTCAGACCGCCAAGACGAACCGCTTGGGCGTACTGATTTTGAACTTCTTCATCTTCAATCTTCATCCATGTGCCGTCAGAATACGGCTTGTAGTACAAACCGTCCGCTCGGATTTCGGTCGGGATGACACGTTGACCGGTTGCTACAGAAGACCGCATTGAGAAAGAACTCTTTTGGGCCTTTGCCGACTTGAAGATTTCTTTGCCTTGTTCAATAGCGGTGCTGAGGTTTCCACCCAAATCAACGCCCGAAATGTTGTCAGCGTACTCAATGAACGCTGGTTCTCCGAATGTGAAGAAACTTCCGCCGATCAGGTCAAGTCGTTCAATACCGGGAACCTCCGACATACTGATGTCAGCAGGCCGCACCGTTCCAGCGGCAGAAGTTCTGTTGAATCGTTCCAAAGCGTTGATTGCTGTTTCAGACAATCCGTATCGGCGTGCTGCTTCAATATCGAAGAACTTCTCCCCGTTTTCTCCAGGCTTGACCATGCCACCCAACTCTTCGGCCTTCGCCCCCATGGCTTCACGAATCATGTTGTCTCGATTCGGATTGTCAGGTGGAGTGGTCCGAGCGACCTCAGCACCGGCGTCAATCACTACTTGCCGGAGTTCAGAACTTACTGATCCAACACCAAAGTCAAGACCAAGTGTGTCGGACATTTCCCTGACAATTTGTCTAGAAGCAAGGTCTGCTGTTTCAATTGCACTCGATCCCGCTTGAGTGGCCGCCTGAATGCTCGCATTTCGCTGGAAGTTGGCGGTGAAGTTGGCCTGCTGTAGAGCCAGTGCCTTTTCCGGATCAATCTGACCAGCGGCTACTGCTGCACTCAATGCCACACGGAAATCATCCGATGTCATGGTCAATGCATCAGAGGACAGACGCCGCAGGACATCGGGATCAAAGTCAGTGTTCTGTCGGTACGACTTCACCCTAGCCGGAAGACCCTCAAGGATTCTTGAAATGGTCCCCTGCCCGATTCCCGCAGACTCAAGACGAGATGCCATTTCCATGGCAAACGGGCTGTCGAGGCTGGTGGACAGTTCCCCGCGACCAGCAAACTCAATGAAGACTTCGGAACTGATGTCGGTCGCTTCCTCAGCATCGTCACCTCGATCCTTTCGCTGGGCAGCGTCACGGAACTGATCCAATGCCGCTTCCATCTGATCGAACTCAGCGTCGTAGGCCGAACCGAATTGCAGCGACTTGACACCGGAATCACGCATGTTGTCCAGCAGGGCTTGAAGACGATCGATGTCGTCCTCGTCCCCGTTCTGGGCAGCGATCTTCCCCTGGTTGCTGATCAGGGCACTGAAGGCATCGATGAACTGATCTCTTCCGGATTCTCCGGTCAGTTGATAGAAGTCGTCCTGTAGTGCCTGAACCCGCTGGATCGTCTCACCCATGCCGACCGTGGGATCCGAGTACATCTTGGACACTGCGGCATAGATGCCGTCATGCAGGTCCTCTCGGTTCCTTGCAGCGACCTTGACGTTCTTCTGCTGGTTCACCTGGGACAGCCACCTGCTGGTCATCGACTCGTACAGGCTGGCGGCCTTGGCCTTGCCGAAGTACCCCGGCAGGTTCATGTTCTGGAACGTCTCCAGAGCAAAGTCAGCCGGGTCCTCCGGGTTATCGGGCGAAGAGAACTTGCCGAGGTTGGCAGCAAGCGTCTTCTCGAACTCGTCCTGCATGGTCCGGACCGCCAGATGCTCCTGGATCGCCATGAGCCGGTACGGGTTACTCCCGGACATCAGGGTCCCGTCCTTCTCCATCTGCTTGGCCTGGGTCATCAGGTCCGCTCTGACCGCATCCGTGTCCATCCGAGCCAGCCGGATCTCTTCCTGCTGCTTAGCCATCTCGGCCTCAGAGGCGACCAAGGAGGGTCCGTACTGCATCAGGACCTGCTGGAGGCGTCCCAGAGCCGCTCCTACGTCGTTCCGGACCATCGACCCTTCCATGTACCCAGGACCAAGCCTGACCGGTGCAGAGGGCTGTACGGGGTTTGGGCGGACGTAGGTGTCCACAGCCGTGGCTTGTGGCGTTGGGATGGGAAACTGGCTCATTGATGGATTCCTCAGAGGTTGGCCGCAGCCTGACGTTCTTGAGCCGCTTGCGGCTGGAACCGAGCGTACATGGCAAACGCATCAGCCATGGTGGTCATCGCCATCGCAAACGGGTTGGGCGGTTGAATCGGAGCCGGGATCGGAATTGGGGCTAGGGGCTGCGGGTTGACCGAGGCGATCCGGGCCTCTGCCTGAGCCTCAAGTCCCTTCATCTGGCTGTGGAGAGCCTTGACCCGCCACTCCTCTTCCATTGAGATCGCAGTTGACGCACGAAGTTCGTTTGCCACGATCGCGTCAATCAAGAGGTTGCCCTGGTCCACTCCGCGTTCTGCCGCCTGAACCGTGGCCGACGACTGCATGTTCCTCGACTGACGCTGTACTTCACCGATCTGCATGGCCGAAGAAACCCGCTCTTGCAAAATCCGCTCCTGAATCTGAGAGTAGTTTTCGGCCACCGACTCCCTGACCCGCCGGTAATTCTCCGAAAACAACTTCTTCTGGTACTCATGCTGCTGCTCTCGGTACCTGTTTTCCATCTGAAACTGCATCAGAGAGATGCGTCTCTGAGCCTGGAAATTCATGTAGGACGTAGCGATGTTGGAGATGCCTCCAGCGATCGCCAAACCCATCCCCATCTGTTGCATCTGCTGGGCGTTCATACCAAAGTCGGTAGAAGCCTGGCTTGCCTGCATAGCCTGTGCGGCCTGCATGCCTCCAGTCGTGTAAGCACCATATAGCGACATCAGGCGTACCTCGCGGATCGGGGATTGAATGACATCTCAAACTCAGCCGAGGTCAGTTCACACGGAAGAGGAGTGTCGTTAGTGACAACAATGCTGCACTGATTGTTCTTGGCGTAAATCGGAACCTTGAAAACACCTTCTTCAAGGGCAACCTGACCGACAATGTTGTTGCCAGACCCAAGGATCCGTGCAGTCATGGCATGAGAACTTGGATCTCGGTAATCAGGCGTCACGGTCACCTTGAAGTAACCGGTCTGCGAATAGGCCAACCGAAGGTATCGGATCTGAATCCGGCCCTCACTTATGGTGCCTTGGCCGCCTCCTTGGGCAGCCTCTCGAAGCACCGGCGTGCTGAACTGGTAAGTCATGGTGTACTTCTCACCAACCCAGAAATCCACACTAGTCAGAGACTCTTGAACAACAATGTCAGCACTGTCGTTCGTGACGGTTGTAACGGGAATCCTCACTCCGCTCTTGGTCACAACCTCAATCTCTGAACCTGTGTAGTACTTGTAAGGCAGCGTTATGGTCTTTCCGTCGCCGCTCAGAGTGCAGTCGTCCTGATCAACCCGGCGATCAATCAAAGTCCTGTAGGACTTACCCGTGTCAACCAAGCCAGGCTCCATGCGGATCTGCTCGACATGAATGCCATCGCCTCGAGAAACGGTCATGTACAACGTGGTGTCGATGAACTCGATTCCAAGGATCTCTGTGTTACTCGGGAACACAAAGCGACACCACGCAGATTGGACTCGTTCTCCGTTCTGATCAAAGTACTTGTACAGATACAGGACGTTTCGATCTTCATTCATCAATACCGCAAACACATCTTCATGAGATGAACCGGCAATGTCACGCAACTGGCCCTTGATGTATTGGGGGACCTGTGCCGAGATGTCGGTTGCATCAAAGATTGTTTCAGTGTCTGAGGTGATGTAGTACTGACGGATCCCGCTGTAGTCTCCACGGTTGAACCCGAAGTAAATCGAGTTGCCTAAGGAGATTGGACGGACAATGGACACAGAATCGTACGATGTCGTTCTGGTCATGGAGACCGTAAGCGGGGTTAGGGCTTCATTACCGCTCTGAAGAACGAACTGGCTCTGTTCAGAAAACAGCACCAACTGACGAGCGAACGGAATTGCTGCCGTAAGAATGGACACCCTAGAATCACTAGCGGCAACGTCGATCGGGTCGGCATCTAGTAGTGCAATGACTGTAGTCCTGAAGAAATTGAAGAATTCTGCGGACTCACTCAACACCACGTTTTCACCACTCAACAACCCAAGACGATTCTTGAACAAGAAGATGTCGTTGATGTTGCTGTCTACAAATGTCGGATTCTCGTTGCTTGATTCATCACCGCAAATTCGATTGCCCCACTTAGGCAGCGTGTAAGTTTCACCATCTACGGTGTATGTTTCGCCGGTGCAGGCGGCAAGTCTAAACCTACCGTCGGCCTGCCTGATCAGGACATGAGGCATCGTCGCTGGGTCAAGTTCCACATAGGAACCTGGAGCAACGGTTTCCACCCATGAACCATTTCCCTGAGAGACGCCGTTGTAAGTTTCAAACTTGACCCAATAATCGTCACGATCGTCGTCGGCTTTTCCTCGAACCCTGACCGTAAATCCTTTGGGTCCATATGTAGGCAAGTCGGTAAGGGACTCAACTTCATCCTTGATGACAATAAGTCCTTGTCCACCTAAACCATCGTTGCCAGTAATGTCAAACGGCTCATCGTCGTAAGACGCATCGTTTTTGTTTCTTCTGATCCAAATTACACTTGCGTCATTTTCTACATAAATCTGGTATCTGCTGTTGATTGCATTGTCAGTACCCAATCCATTAGCAAGTTGCAATGCAATGTAATTAGTGTCAATGAGGGCTCTATCGCCGGACCCACTGCCGTTCGGAGTAGTGTGAGTATGTACCAGATCAGGGTCGGCAGTCGTTTGCTTTCCTATAACCTTGGCGTAGTACTTCGTTCCGTAGTCGCCTTTCTTGATCCATATCAACGCCTCTGGATTACGCTCCTCCGCAACCCTATTTGTCATCTGCGTAACTATCGTCCGGTTGAGAATGAACGTGTAGTCGGCGATGGTAATGGCACGGAACGCCGATGCTGCTGAATATCCAGAAGCAACCGTCAGGTAGTCGTCTGCGTCATCCGGTGTCAGGACCGTAGGTGGAGACGATCCGTCCAAAGGCTGGACGGAAATGCTTCCGCTTGAGGTATCGGCATTGATTATGACCGCATACCTTTCCACGGGGTCTCGATTGATGTAATGCACAAAGTAGTTGTCTGAACTGCTTGGAGTTCCAAAAACAGCAGTGGCAATGTGTTCGGTGTTCTGACGCTTGATCAGGCCCTCCAGAACCGACGGGTAGGCGTTGTCTTGGACATCGCACTGCGTGTCAAACCGAATGGCATCCGGCTGTTGAGAGACGCCACCAATGAGGTTCGGAATGGACTTGGAGATCAATGGCATCAGGTAGTCACCCTGTTGATGACGCTGCCTCGATCGACGATTCTGGCAACGTCGTAGTTGTCGAAGATGCTGTAGTCCGCGTCGTCGGCTTCTGCTGACTTGAAGGCTACCATGGCCCTGAACTCATCCATTTCCTGGAAGGTATGGTGCTTCTCAGATCCCACCACACGATCCTGAAACCGGCGGGCGGCCTTGATCATGAAGTAGTTTCTGGCTGACTGCGGAAGTTCTTCCCAGTCAAAGATGTAGACCACCGTCGCCTTCAAGGACTTGGTGATCGTGTAGGTGTGATTGGTCTTGTCGTAGACCTTGGATCCACGCAGGACGTATTCCACACCACCAGCATTGGTTGGTTCGACATCGAATGATGCAACCGACTGGCTGACCTCAATCTGGTTCTCGGCATTCGGAACCATCAGAACTTCGGCTTCTCGATTGAAGTGCCACCCTTGGGCTTGCATCTCCCTCGAGACCTCATCCAGAATGTTCTTTGCCATGATGACATCAGTCGTTGCCGACGAGGCCGACAGGTCATTGACCGGTGCTTCACCGATCGCACTGAGCATCGTGTTGATTGCTTCCAACTTGCTGGTGCGTGCTGTTGCCATCTTGGCTCCTTGCAAATAGGGGCGACCCTCCGAAGAGGGCCACCCCCTGGTTCAGTCTGGGACGAGACTGATCAGTAAGTGAGTTCCACCAGAGCCTCGTTACGCAGGGTCTTGTGACCCATGGCGTACTTGGCGACCATCAGGGTGCCCTGACGCTCGATCTGGTACTCGCTCTCGACCGCGAGGTCAAGCAACTTGACGGTGCCGAGTGCCGACCGGTGGAACACCAGACCCTGAGTGCGGTTGGCCGCAGCAGTGAAGTCGGTGTTCACCAGGTTCTTTTCACCAGACGGAGCAACGTAATCCGCCGTGGGAAGGTGGTTGCTCTTGAGAATGCGGATGCCCGCAACGCTCATGACCATACCACTCGCCGTCGAACCGTTGCCATCGTTGCCGTAATCACGGTTGATGGCATCAGTGTTCTCACTGACGATCTTGTAGTACGAAGTGGGGTTCAGGACGCAGTACCGGTCAGTGCCGGGAACATCCTTTTCATCAAGATCCTGAGCCGCATCAAACAGACCCTGGACAATCTGGTCACCAGTCGGCGGAACAGTGGAAACGCCTGCGTTCAGGTCGATCTTGGAACCGAGATACGTCGAACCACCGAAACGATCCGTAGCGGCCCGGGCACCGATGCAACCCGCAATCAGCAGGGTCTTGTCGGCCTGGTTGGCAAGAGCGTAACCCATCTGCCGGGTGTACTCCGAACGGACATCGTAGTGGTTCTTCGCCTCGTCGATGTTCGCAATGAACGCCGAGGAGAGGAGAAGGTCGTTGATCGACACCACGATCTCGGAGTGCTTGAACTTGGTGAGGTACTTGCTGGCGGAGTTACCGGGCGAAGTACCAGTGTCCGTTTCAAGAACAGACTCGCCGGGAGTGTGGTAGGTGGCCGCGGCGGTTCCGACAGCCGGGAACTGAGCAGACTTGCCGCTGGTGATGGTGCGAACCTGATGCAGGGGCATCATGACGTTCGCTTCTTCAAAGACCGAGAGGACTTCGCCAGCAAAGACCTTGAGGAACAGGGCGTCGGTGTCACCGGCCAGGTTCTGCTGACCCAGGCGAGACGCCGGGTCGTTGTAATAGAAATCAGCCATTTCTGGCTCCTTATGCATGAATGCGAAAACAATGAGCCATTTCTGGCTCTTACGTTGAACTGCCTGTCGTTTCGGTGAAGGTTGTCCGCCGCAGCGGGCCGACCCTACTCAGGATCAGGTAGTGAACCGGCATACCACCCTTCGGGCAGCATGACGGGAGAGGAGGACAGTTCCCATTCGGAACCGTTCCAGAAGTAGATGTGTCCCTTTACGTCATTCCCCAGACGGACCAGGCCGTCGCTCTCGGAGACGAATACGACTCGACGCCCGCAGCCAACGATCGCGTATGTGATCAGGAGGAGCAGGAGAATCGGTTGCAGTCGTCGCCTCATTGGCTTTAGTCCAGAGGAATGGAAGGATGCTCTTGAGGATCAAAGCAAACGCCGCAGCCATGCTTTCAATCACCGCAGAACTCCTGTAGGGTATTTCAAAATCCAACTTTGAATTGCCCTTGTGATAAACCGCTACGCCGCAAGGACAATGACCGACACTTCATCACGCGGGCGGGGTGTAGTTCACCTGCTTCAAGGATGTAGCGGCAGCCGAGAGAGCGGTGGCCGAAGCGACAAGTGCGTCAATCATCGCGTCGTCAACGACGGTTCGCTGCTGCACGGTGCTGAAGATGGTCAGCAGTTCGTTCAGGATGCCCTCAATGGTGGCGAGAGAAGTTGCGGCCTTGGCGTACTCGTAGGTTGTGGAAGGCATGAATCAAATATCCTCAAGAGAAACGTGGTCTGTTCGGCCAGCCAAAATGCCGCCGATCTTGTACTGACACGAGATCCAATCAATGTCTACGACGCATGTTCCTGCCGACGTTCCAACACCTCCACCGACGTAAGGCGTCAGAATGGAGTCGAACGTCATCGTCGTCGTCGCAACGCTCGTCCCATTTACATACAACGTGATGTCCCAGTTCAGGTTCGTGGCGTTGTACTTGGCGTGGATACCGAAGCGGAACCAAGTATCAACGTACGACGATATCGGATACGACGTAAGGTCAGCAACAGTTGGCGAGCCTGCAGCACCAGTGTCTTTCACGAACCACTGAAGATACGTCTGCGACAGGTCGATCGAGAGTCCAACTTGGTCAAACCCAGAGTAGCCAGTTCCCGGAGGCTGGTCGTTTGAGTTGAGCGTGGCGACTTGATCGGCGAGGCCAAGGTTGATGTATCCAGCAGTTGCAAGAGAGTCAGTAAAGTAGCAACGCGACTCCCAAACGATCTCGTCACCGTCCGCTTCCTGCGGACCAGTCAAGACACTTGGACCCCAAAAGGTGTGCCGATCGTTGTTGGCGTTCAGGAGAAGCGACACTCCACCTCGCGATCCAGCGATAGTGCTTTCCTCAGGAATGACGCCACTACCACCATTGTTCAGCCACCAGATGGTGTAATTGAGCCGATCAGGAACCGCGTTGAGAAAGTCGTACCAGAGTTTGACTTGGTTGTTGGTGTACGTCGGCTGCGAGATGTAGTCGTTTGCACCAAGCGTCAAGTCGTTGTTGAACTTCGACAGGTTGATGCTGCTGAGAGCAGTTGACACCGCCTGATTGCTGGCGTTGCCGAGGAAGATCTTGTCTTCGTTCAGGTTGGGGACTGCGTTCGTACGGCCAGCACCGCCCACCTTGATGATGCCGCTTGGGCCGCCGCCGCTGTTGATCCTGGCAACCCATCCGATGTTCTGGATGAGGTTCCCTTCGCCAGTGGGAGGCGAGTCGGTGAAGGTTCCAGCCGTGCCGACGTAGACGTTGGAGCCGAGCGTGTAGGTGCCTGAGGGAACGTCTACCGACTCGACGCTGCCGAGCGTGGCGATGTGCGTCTCGGCATTGGGGTTGACGCTGGCATCTCGAACCATGCCGAACGCGGGCATCTTCGCTGGGTCAGAACAGTCCGCAAGATCGACGGTCGGGGTCGAGCCGGAGACACCACTGATGTAGACAATGTCACCAACTGTCAGCGTTCCGCCGCTGGCATTCTTGGCACGAAACGTCACCGCACCGTCGAGGTCTCCGTGGATGTCCAGCCAACGGAAGTCCTCAGTGCCGATGTTGTAGGTCAGGTCGGCACTGGGGGTCAGGTCGATGCTGAGGCTGCCTG